GTACATCATTTTGCAGCGCCGTAGGAGTGCGCAACGTCACCCTCGGACCACGTGATCAGCTCTGGCCACCAGCTGACTCCGGAGCGCATGATGTCTTGGAGTGTGTCGAGCGTGTCGTCCGCCTCGTCTTCCTTGACAACGTACACCAGTTCGTCGTGCACAGTGAGTGCTGGGCGTTTGCCCGTCTGCTTGTACATGTCGATGGCATGCTCTGCGATGACGTCACGGGCCAGGGCCTGCACCATGTTCTCCACGCCTTTCCCAGCGTAGATGCGAGCGCGCGCTCGGCCGTTGCCATACCACCATTCGGTCTTGTTCTCGTCGCGCTCCTTGACGAGGGACGGGTAGTAGATGCTGCGCCCCGACGGCAAGAGAATCTGCTGGTGTGCAGTCTTGCACAGCCCCCATGGGTCGATCGCCTCGGTGCGGCCTTCGCTGATGAACGGCAAGCAGTCTTGGAACCGGCGCCAGCCGCGGACAATCTCCGCGTACTCGGTGCGCCACTTGGTCACGATGTTCTCGGACTCTTCGAGCGTGAGGTCGATGCCGGCCATCAGCTTGGCAACCTTCTGGAACGTAGCGGCTCCTGCGCCGAAGCCCAGGCCCAAGTGCGCGACCTTACCCACCTGACGCTGGTTCTTGTCCACGTCATCCTTGGCGATGTCGTAGAGCGCGGCGGCGAACACCTTGTACAAGTCAGCCTTCTCGGGGTCTAGCTTGTAGAGCTCCATGCTGGACGGGACCTGCCACAAGAAGTGGTTGACCCGCAGCTCGATGCCGGACAAGTCGGCCACGACAACCTTGTGCCCGGGTGGGGCCTTGAGGGAGTTGCGCAGAGCGTCCGACGCCTTGGGGTTCTTGGTGTCGATGCGCGGCAGGTTCTGCATGTTGTACTGCTCACCAGACCAGCGCCCGGTGGTGTCCGCACCGGCGTACTTCAGTGGCACGGGCAGCAGACCCTTGCAGGCGATAGCGGCACGCTTGAATGACTCCAGGCGTGTCTCCAGGATGGTGGACTTAACTTCGAGGCGAGCTTGCGCAGCAGCAGCTACCAGTGGGTTACTGTGGTTCTGCAGTGCGATGAACGACTCGTCTGTCTTAGCCAGCGCGGGTGTCATCTTCTCGGGGTTGGTGGGCGACTGCTTCATGGGGACTTCCACGCCCAGGCTCACCAGCAGGTCACCGAACTTCTTGGCCGAGGCCAGTTGAGAGCGAACCTGTTCCTCGATAGATGTGCCGTTCTCCAAGGCTTCAGCCACGTAAGTGGCAGCGCCGAGTTGTTTGGCCAGCGCATGCAGTGACTTGCGCTTGTTGTCTCGCTCCATGGCCAGGGCTGCGTCGATCATCGGCAGGTCCACGCGCAGCTTGGGGTTGACCAGCATACGAGTCGTCATGTCGATGAGGTGCATCTCCTGCTTGGGCGTCTCAGGGTAGAGCTTCTTGAAGATTTCGTAGCACAGGTCGGTGTCCACCTTGTTGTACTCAGCCATGGCAGCCAGTTCCTCGGGGCTGAAGTCCTTGAGCTTCTTACCCTTGGTGTTGGTGGCTTCCAGATCGAGCTTGCGGCCAACGCCCAACTCAACGGCCAGCTTCTTGAGCGACACGCCGACGAGGTACTTGCCGTCCACGTAGACGCCGGTCTTGCTGTACCGTTGGCGCGCCATGGCCGCAGTGCATGCCCACATCTTGGGTTTGATGCCGAAGCGCCACGCCAGAATCATCGAGTCAAAGCCAGACATGTTGTGGCCCACAGCCATGGAGTCAGCCCAGTCAACGGTGCCCAGCAACTCCGCAACGTCGTCGTAGCCAAAGGCGACTAGGGTCGGGCCGTTGTTGATCTTGAGGGACACCGACTGAATCTCCGTCTCCTTGTGCATGACGTATTCGGTCGGACTCATCTTGGACAGCGTGTGGTCCGTTGACCAGTAGCTTTCAAAGTCCAGCGTGGCGATTTTCATCGTTTCTCCAAGTTGAAGCCGGTCATGATTGCACGGATGCGCGCATTGACTGCGTCGAGGTCAACCTCTACATACACGTCCGGAGTTTTGTTGGGCGAGCTGGCGTACTGCACAACGTAGCCGTTGCACACCTTGGTGACGATCAAGCGGCCGTCGAACACTGTGGTGCCCACGTTGTCAGGGAACAGGCCGTGCATGACTTGCGAATGGTGACGCCCCAGAGCGGCTTGATACGCCTGCTCTATGGGGCTTGTCTGAGCTTGAAGCCCAGCGCCCACTGTAGTGCTGCAACTGCCACCGGCGGCGTTCCACGCGTTGTTGATAGCAGACATATTAAGCTTCCTTTCCTGTTTCGAGTCGATCGGCCACGAGCTTGGCGTACCCTGCGATATCAGCCCAGTTGTCGTGGTAGTCAGGGTCACCGTTGATGATGCGAGCCAGCTTGTGGGCGATCATCTCCATGGCTTCCCACTGGTCGTCGTCCAGCTTCTGCCCTTGCTTGGCCAAGTGCTCGGCCATGGTGCGCTTGAGGGCCTGGGATGTTGAGGCGTTGCTGACGAAGGTGCCGTAGCGGTTGCCGCGTTCGTTGAGGATAGTCTCGGTTGAGGTGGGTGTATTAGCGTGGGTCATATTGAGTCCTGTTGTGCAGGGGTTGGTTGAGGTTCTTCTTGCGGGTGACGTTGCCGGTGTTGGGGTCGAGACCCAAGGCAACCATGATCTTGGAGAGTTTGGTCTCGATACGGACGAGTCGTAGCGCATCGGTGTCTGGCTCATCCGAAGATGGTTTTGAGTTGTTCATAGAGCTCCTTAGCTTGCATAACGGTGAGGTTGTTGACGTTGACTGCGCCAACGGTGGGAGCGAGTGCTACCTTGGGGGCCTTGGGCGCCTTGGCCACGGCCTTGACTTTGCGTCGATAAGGCCGAGGTGTTGCGGGTACTTGACTTCCGTCGTTGATTCGGAACCTGCGGGACCCGGGCTCGCCATCTGCAATGACGTCGCCACTGCGCACCAGCTGGCTGATGTACGCGAGCGAGGAAGATACACCCACACCTCGCGCCTTGGCGACTATCGCAAGACGTTGGCGCTGTATACCTGGGTTATCTCGTATGACTTCCAATACGGTAGCGCGTTTGCTCATGGTGTAGTTCTCTGAGATGGTTTTTATTTCTTGGGCTGCGTCAGGTGCAGCGACCATGTTGTCGTCATCGAAATGAGCGGGGAGTTTAAGTGCAGCAAGTGCAGTTTGAAGGTCAGGCATTTTCGTCCTCTGTGATTGATTCAATTGCATCTACCAACATGTCGTTGGCTTCCATGGTGTCTAGTACCACCTCATCGGATGTGAGGTATTCGTACTCTTCTTCGAGGTCCTTGTACAGCTGGTCCGCATGATCGCGGCAAGCTTCAATAACAGCTTCCTCGAAGGATACATAGTCGAGCTTACAGAACTCTGACATGTACACGGCTATCCGTAACTCGTCGTCGTACGGACAAAAACTTTCAATGAAGTAGTGGTCGTCTGGGCTATCCGGCCACGGGGCTTCGTAGGTCAGCTTCATCGTGCCGCTGTGGGAGTAGTTGCCGCTCGTGCTTATGTTGGCGGCCCCCCAGTCAGCCAGGTGCTCGATGTGGATGGGCAGCAGTCCGATCTTGTGGTGCTCCTCGAACACAGGCCAGTCGCGGATGCGACCTTGGAAGCTCGCGCCGTCACCTTGGGACCAGAAGCCACTGAAGAACATACGGTCAACTTCGATGCCCTTGGCTTCCATGTCAACCGTGAAGTTTTCGTACGTGTGGTCCCACCAGTCGTGGTCTGTGTTGATGTCTCGATGCTTGTCGAGGATTGCTCGTTGGTCGCGCTCGGGTAATTGATTGAATCGTTCACGCGGTGTCATAGCGTTGCGTCTCCAAGTTGGTTGTGGTTATCTGTCTGCTGCTTTTTCTTTGTGTTGATGTAGATGTCGTGCAACACTCGAGGGTCCACCCTCGTGAACGGCCAGAACACATTTTGCGTAGATGTGCTCAAGGGCATGCCTGAGCCTGATGGACTCTTCGATCGCCGCGTCGCGTTGCGCTCTGGCTTGCTTGAGTTCGTAGCGGAGGTCTGCAACTTCAAAGTCGAGTTCTCTTTCATTCATGGTTTCCTTCCTTTCTTGGCTTCACGGTTGGCGGCGACTTTCACGCCCTTCTTGGAACTCTCGGCTGATCGCTTGAGAGCTTTGACGACCGCCTCAGACCTGCCGAACGGCGAGCCCTCGCGGATGTTGAATGCGTTTGGCAGTGGCCAGATTTTTTCGTCGATGTTCATACGGCTATCCAAAGCATGGTGAACATAAACGCAATACCCACCATCGCGGTTGCAATAATGACGTAGAGAATGATCTCTTGTAGTTTTTCCCAGTTCATTTGTCCTCCTTAAAGATTGGCGCCCACTTGGTGCGGGGCTCGGCGGCGTGCTTCATGTAGAAGTGGATCAGGTGGTTGAAAATCTGCACGTACGTCATCTCGACCCCTGTCTGTTGTTGGATAAACTCTTTGATCTTGTCGATGCCTTGGTCAACGGGGACCGTGACGCGCTTGTGGCCCTCGGGGACTTTCATTTGTTCTTCTCCTGGACGGGTTGTGGTGCGGGTGGGGTGGCTGTTTCCTGCCATGCTTCCTCAGCGCGTCTTGCCCTAAACACTGGCTGCAAGTCCGGGTCTCCAACAAACTCGCACTCGTCGCCATCTGAATACTTGGCGACTTTGAATTGCATTTCATGCACCAGTCCGCAGTCACAGCATTTCATCATGTAGCTGTCGTTGTCTGGGTTGACCCACTCCGACCAGTCGCCTTCGTTCTCTACGACGTGGTGATAAAACTCAGGCGCGGCTGGCTGGAGGCGAGCGTTCTTCTCGCGCAGCAACCGCTCAAGCTCATAAGCAAAGCGGCCATACGACCACTCCGCTGTCCAATCGACGAGGTGCCGCAGCTTGTTAATTTCATCCTCACTCAACCCCACCCAAGGCTTCGGCGCAACAGGCCAGAGTTCCTTGATGGGTGCTGAGTAAGGCCCGTCAGGAACAGGCGCAACAGGCCACGGCTTAAAATCGTGGTAAGTCTTCACAGGGGCGGGTTGGGGTGCGGTTGGCTGGAGGTCAGCAAAGTCCCCGTGTTTAACCATGAGCGCCTGAATCGCTTTTTTCTTTGACTCAATCGTGCAATGTCTATGCACATAGGGCCAAGCGTCATGAAGCGCAAACAGCAGATTTGCTGCGTCTTTTTCCAGTTCGCTTAAAGGCTCCTGCACAGCCTTGCACTTGTCGCAGTCGTGGTTCACACAGCCGATCTTGTCCCAGTCGTCAAGCCTCAAGCCACTGGTGCGGGACTCCTCTGCCATCTTGTTGAGTGCGGTTTCGATCTTCAAGCGCTCATGCTCACGCAACAAACACTCGTAGTGCGCTGGCCCCCATGTGTGGCATCCGGGGCCGTGTGTGCCGATGCGACCAGCGCGGTTCTGTTCCCACGTCAGGGCTTTGTTTAGGCGCTCGATCTCGGCTTGCAGTGCCTCTCGCTCGTCAGCACGGACAAGCTCAGCAAGGTGTTCAATGTCACCATGCAAGGTTAACCCGTTGGTTTCGATCAGTTCAAATACAGTTTTCATTTGAACCCCTCTGCTTTGGCTATTGCGTCACGGGCAGCATCAAACGCTTGCACGATTTCATCGTCCCTGTCAGGGTCGTAGCAGTTGTCCATCATGGCGTATAGGGCAGCCAGCAAGTCAGTAGCAGCGGCCATCAAGCATGCGTTTGCTTTGGCATTCTTAAGCGTAGAACGCTTGTCGCCTTTAACACGCGCTAACGGCGCGAACCCACCGGACTCGCAAGTGATGATGAATTCTCCGTTGCGGCCTTCGCGGTAGTGCCACGGCCCCGGTGTGTGTTTGGTCATTTGGTTTCTCCTCTTGCTTTGATCTGGTCGGCGGTCAGATGCTCCAAGTGATTGGATTGGTTGAACTTCGCAATCGTGTAGCACGCCTCTCGCTCCGAGCGACTGCCTTTTTCAAAACCAAGTCGGTGCTCTTCAAACAGCAGCGTGTCGATGTCTTTGCCATACAGGCGCTCTCGCTCATCAGCACGGACAAGGGCTTCAAAGGCTTTGAACCGTTCAATCACGTCTTCTGGGGGCTTTAGCCAAGTTAACAAGCCAGCCTCACGGGCCATCTCAATCGTGTCTCTCATCGCACCACCCCCACAAACACAGCCAGCACACCCGCACCGATAGCACCCAACACAAAGCCCAGCATCAGCGCGGCCCAGTACTTCACGGTCTTGCGCCATGCACTGGGGGCTTGGTGAATCCAAAACGCAGGGATGCGCTTGCCCACTTTGGCGGGGCTGATGTTGAAATGCTCCTGCTCGAATTGTTCTCTTGATGTCATAGGTTGCCACCTTTCTTTTTTGGGCACGGCCAAACCTCTATCAGCGTCAAAGTCACAAGCAATGCGCCACCGAGATGCCGACTTGCAGGGTCGTTGCGTATTGAGTTTTGCACAAGGTCTCTGGCCTGACCAAGAGATACGGAGGACGGTGCGCAGTGGTATTCACCCCGAGTCATGTCCACCACACCAGCGATATACCCCATGGCCAGCATCTGGTGGTGCGGCTCTCCCGAGTCCATTCGCTGAAGCAAGTCATTGCCGTTGTAGAACTGAGCCGATGCCGTTGTGCTGGCAACAAGGGCCAGCGCCGTGATGATGTGTTTCATATGTCGCACCTCTTGCAAAATTGTTTGAGTTCCTGTTCGTGGCGTTTCTCGCCGCCGAACCACCATTTGTGGCACTGCTCTGCCGTTGTGCCCAGCGCCATCTCTGCGTCTTCGTAGCCCGTGTCGTAGGCGTTCTCGACCACTATGACGTGCAGCACACCAGCCAAGGCCACGGCTACCAGTATCCAGAATTTGTTCATACAATCACCTTCACAATGATGATGCAAGTGCAGACGATTGCCACTGCACCGCTGATGTCAGCCCACCACTTCAAGAGCGATGGTTCTTGGGGCCACTCGATGGGGCCGTAGTCTTCACCGAACGCTTCCTCGACAGTGCGTGGGTAGCGGTAGGTTATGGGGTCATACCTTTTGTGGTTCATTTGATGTCCTTCAATCTGGCAACGCGGCCAGCGTTGATTTCTTTCTTGGCATACGCCAAGGCTTTCTCGAACTGCCCAACAGTCACTACATCGAGCAACTCATCGTGCAGACCCATCAAGTCACGCATGGCTTGCATCTCGTCAGATTTCATGGCCACGCCTTTGCCAGCGTTGCCGCGGTCACAGATGCCTATCAGCGCAACAGCAGAGCGCTCCAAGATGCTGTCAATGTCCCTGCCACCCAAGGTCACGATCAAGGCTTCAGTCATGTTCCTCGCCGCGACCAGGTTGTTCAAGTCCTTCTTATCGGCGATGCCCTTGAGCAGCTTCTCAAAGGCGCTGTTGTTCCGCAGTTGCCAGTCAACAACATAGTCGCCGTGCTCGACCAGTGGCGTGGAGCTTTCCACCACGTAGCCAAGTGGGTTGGACAACACAGGCTTGGGTCGATACTTACTTCTTTTGCGCATCGTGTCCTCTTGGATAGACGCGCTTGCCGTTGACGATACTCGGCAGCTTGTATGCCTCGAACCTGTCTTCGGTGATGCCAGGGTTGCGTTGCAACTCTTTGCCGTCATACTTGCCGGTCATCTTGTCGATTCGGTTGCCCTGAGTGAGTGGTGCGTTCATGCTTCTACCTTTGTGAAGTATTTGTCGTAAGTGAGGGTGTCGCGGATGTAGACGTCGTTGGCATGATACAAAGACAGGCGGACATATTTGCAGATGTCAGCTACCTTGTCAGTGTTGATGCGTGGGCTCTTCTGCAAGCGGTTGTATTGATACAAGCCCAGCTTCTCGGACATATACAGCTGCAGGGAATTGACCACTGTGTCGTGGGTAATCTCCTCGCCGTAGGTCAGGTCGCTGTATCGGCTGGCCGTCAGTGGAGCGTCCGTCACGTCAGCCCATGTCAGGGCCTCGAGCTTGGCCAGCAGGGTCATGTGCTTCTTGAGGCCGCGCACCCACTTGGTAATCTCACGGGCCTTGGGCATGTCACCAATACGCTTGGGGGATTGGTCGTTCATGATTTCTGGGTTGAGGCAGAACAGCTGGGTGCCGCGCTGCAGAATCTTCTGGCCCTCGAACAGTGGCGGCATAAACCGCTGGTCGTCACCCCATTTGAAGTTGGCGAACCCACCGCACCGGATAGCGTTGGAGCGGCGATACACAGGCACACCAAGAACACTGCACAGGCGCTCGGCTGTTGTGTTGGTGCACCAGTTCTGCGTGTTGTAGGTAGTGATGAGGACGTCACCGTCGGGTTGGCCGACGATATTGGCGATGACGTTGCGCCATGTCCTGACTTGGAAGTGATCACCGCCCATGTGGAACAGGCGGGTGTTGCGCATGTTGTGGCCGTGCGCCGTAAAGTTCAAGCCGCGGATTTTGTCTAGGGGTTTACCCTCGGTGGGGCGGCGGGCCGTCTTCATGAGTCGGTGCATGTATTCGATGGACAGTGCCATAGGAATCTCCTTGAGTGAATGAATGGGTTGATTGTGGGAATGGTTGCTTACACTATCCTGACACTGCGGTGCAGTTCGACGATATCCCACGGGACGTTCTCGCCGTTGTGTTGCTCTTCTACGTCGTTGCCATCTTCTCCGATGCGGATGAAGCGGTAGCTGGCCTCATGGTCTTCGACAGCGCGCTCCATCAGGTTGTGGTGTGTCTTGACGTCGTCGTAGTCTGGATACCATTTGACGTCGGTGAAGAGGCATGTGTAGGTCTGCTCGTCGTAGTTGGTGTATTCGGCGAGGCATCCTAACTCGGTCGGTTCAGCGGCCAACTTGATGACTGCAGTGAACGCGTCTCGTTGCTCGGCTGTGGGGAATTTAATGGCGAATGCCACTTCTGAGCGGTAGCCCATGTCTGCTCCTTTGAAATTAAAACAGGCCCTGTTGGGGGCCTGTCTGGTTGGGGGAAGGTTGCTTACTTGCCGTCAATAAACAGTTTGATTTGTTCACGTATGGCTTTGCGTTCTTCAGGGGTTGCATCGGGGGCCAGTGCATCGTGCGCTAGTTGCAGGAACTCGCGGTATGCCTGGGATAAGTCTTTGAGAGCTTGGGTTGCTTGCTGTGCTGTGGCCATGATTACTCCATCTGGAAGGGGATGTGGACGCCGTAGGACGGGACGACGTCGGTGCTGATGCACCAGACAACATCATACGCCGGAGCGTTGGCTTCGTTGAAGTCTGTGTAGCCGTCAGTCAGGCAGACGAACACGTCGGGCTCGATACCTTGCTCAGCCAGATAGTCGAAGCCAGCCTCCATGTCAGTGCCACCACCAGAGCGGAAGGACAGGTTGAACTCTTCGCCGCGAGGGATGATCTCATGGGCGACGACACTGGTGTCGGTATACAACACATGGATGGTCTCGGGACTGCACAGCTCGACGATGCGCTTCAAGTGGCCGTTGTAGTAGGCCAGCTCGCGCTCGCTGATGGAGCCGGACACATCGACTTGGATAGCGATGGAGGTCATCTGCT